AAGCCACATTTACTTTAGGAGCAGGTCAATCTGTCGTATGTCAAAAAGCCGCGGGAGATAAGTTAGCAACTAGTGGTTCAACTGTAACTGCTACATTAACAGGATTTACTAACTAATGAAATTAATTACAGAACATTTAGAGTCGGTAAATTATATTACCGAAGCAAACGATAAAGGTGAAAAGAATGTTTTCATCGAAGGCGTTTTTATGCAAGCGGAGAAAGAAAACCGCAATAAAAGAATTTATCCTAAACAAGTATTAGCAGAAGCAACTGCTAAATATGTGAAGGAGCAGGTTAAAAGTGGTCGAGCCGTTGGTGAATTGAATCACCCAGAAGGCCCACAGATTAACCTTGATAAAGTTTCGCACCGCATTACTGACCTTAAATGGGAAGGTAATGATGTTGTTGGAAAAGCACTAATCCTTGACACACCGATGGGTAAAATTGTGAAAGGTCTCGTTGAAGGTGGAGTTAAGCTTGGTGTTTCAAGTCGTGGTATGGGTACTGTTGAGAGAAAAGAAAACAAAACATATGTTAAGGATGATTTTATTCTTAATACAGTTGACATTGTTCAAGATCCCTCTGCACCATCTGCCTTCGTTGAAGGTATTATGGAAGGTGTAGAATGGGTTTGGGATAATGGTCTTTTAAAGCCTCAACAAATTGAAGAATATGAGACAGAGATCAGAAAAGTATCTTCAGACCGCCTTTCTGAGGCGCAAGAAAATGTTTGGCAAGATTTCCTCTCCAAACTCTAATCTAAAAAGAAAGTAAATAAATGTCAGATACACAAGAAGATATTATCGAAGACATCACTGAAGATGCTTTGCTTGAAGATCAGGAGCTTGTGCAGGATACTGCCGAAGAAGTTACTGAAGAACAAAGCTATTCTGATGCAATTAGAAGTGTTCTTCTCGGAGAATCTAAATCATCTAAGAAAGAAGAAGAAGAAGATGAAGAAGAGGAAGACGAGGATGAAGACGAAATGGAAGAAGGCTACATGAAAGCTTCTAAATCTAAGAAGAAAATGGAGGATGAAGAGTCCGACGAAGAAGACGAAGATGAAGAAGAAGAAATGGACGAAGCTGTTTCCAAAAAAGAAATGGATCATTCTAAAAAGAAAAAGGATGATGTAGAAGAAGACGAAGATGAAGATGAAGATGAAGACGATATGGAAGAACAAGCTCCAGTGCCTACTGCTTCTGGTAATGCTACAGATGCTATCATCGTAAAAGATGGTCCAGCTGAAGCAGAAAAGACTGCCAAAGATATTCAAAAATCAGAACCAAAAGCTGCTGCTCAACCAAAAGGTAAAGGCGACGCTAAAAAGGTAAAAGGTACTGACGAAGAAGATTCTGTAAAATCAGTTGAAAAAGCTGCAGACACTAAGCCAAGCGCAAAGCAAGAAGATCTTGATCTCCTTATTTCCGCTGAAGCAAATCTAACAGAAGACTTCAAAGCAAAAGCATCTGTACTATTCGAAGCAGCTGTATCTCAGAAAATCGTTGCTGAAAAAGCACGTTTAGAAGAAACATACGAGCAAAACCTTGTTGAAGAGGTTACTGAAATTCGTGAAAGCCTTATTACCAAGATTGACGACTATCTTAATTATGTCGTAGAATCATGGGTTGAGGAAAATCAAATTGAAGTTGACTCAAAGCTTCGTACAGAAATCGCTGAAGGTTTCATCAGTTCTCTTAAAAATCTATTTGTTGAAAGTTACATCGAAGTACCTGCAGCAAAAGTAGATTTGTTTGACGATCTAGAAAAAGAAGCTTCTGAAGTTAAGGAAAATCTTGAAGTAGCTACTAGCGAAATAAGCACCCTCTCTGAAAAGCTTGAGGTTCTTACTCGCGAGAAGATTATTTCAGAAAGCGCTAAAGATCTTGCTGAAACACAAGTAGCAAAATTGAAGGCACTTACCGAAGAAGTCGAATTTGTATCCGAAGAAGCTTTTGCTGAAAAGGTTGCAACTATTAAATCATCAGCATTCTCTTCAACATCGACTGAGATCGTAGAAGAATCAGATTCAGAAACTGAAGTCATTGTCGAAGGCGAAGGAGATATTAACGAAAATCTATCGAAAGATATGCAGAACTATCTCTCAGCTCTTACACAAATCAAAAACAACAATCCCAACGGTAAATAATTTACCACACTTACAACAATATAAAGAAAGAAATTAATATGTTTAACGCAGAAAATGATATCAAAAAGTGGGGCCCCGTGCTTGAGCACGTTGATGCACCCGCTATCCAAGACAACTATCGCAAGGCTGTTACAGCAAAACTACTTGAAAACACTGAAGTCGCTCTTAAACAAGAAGCTGCAGGGTTTGGTTCTCTTAACGAGGATGCTAATCAAATAGCTTCATCTGTATCGAACTTCAATCCAGTTCTCATCTCGCTTGTACGTCGTGCAATGCCTAACCTTATCGCCTACGATGTAGCCGGTGTTCAGCCAATGAGCGGACCAACTGGTCTTATCTTTGCAATGAAATCCCGTTACGGTGATAATACAGCATTCGGTCCTGTCGTTGATGGTACACCATTTAACGGTACTGCTTCTGGTGTAAATCAACCTGAAGCACTCTTCGACGAAGCTAACACAGCATTCTCTGCTGGTGGCGCCGATGCAAGTACAGCACCTACTCAAACTACACCTACACCTAATAACGCTGGTGGTGCTAGTACAGCAGCTGGTGAAGGTTTCACCGGAGTACAATTTGGTGATATGGGTTTCACAATTGAGAAAGCAACTGTAGAAGCTAAGACACGTGCTCTTAAAGCTGAATACTCAATGGAACTTGCTCAAGATCTTAAAGCTATCCACAATTTGGATGCTGAGTCTGAGCTTGCTAATATCCTATCGACTGAAATCCTTGCTGAAATCAATCGTGAAGTTATCGGTTCAATCAACAGCACAGCAGTCGTTGCTCCAGTTGGTTCCCAAGCAGGTGACGCAACAGCTGATAACACATTCGACCTACTGTCTGATGCTGATGGTCGTTGGGCAGTTGAGAAGTTCAAGAGCCTTCTATTCCAAATCGAGGTCGAAGCAAATAAAATTGCTAAGTCAACTCGTCGCGGTAAAGGTAACTTCATCATCTGTTCAAGCAACGTAGCTTCTGCTCTTGCAGCTGCTGGTTCTCTTGATTACACACCAGCTCTTTCAGCTAATCTACAAGTAGATGACACTGGAAACACATTTGCAGGTGTTCTTAATGGTCGCATGAAGGTCTACATTGACCCATATGCTACTGGAACAGATTCAGTAACAGTTGGCTATCGTGGAACTAATCCATACGATGCCGGTCTGTTCTACTGCCCATATGTACCACTCACTATGGTACGTGCAGTTGACGAAAACACCTTCCAACCGAAGATTGCTTTCAAGACTCGCTATGGTATGCAACAGAATCCATTCGTAGGTACTGCGTCTGGTATCGGTGATGCCGGTGGAAATGTTTACTTCCGCCGCTTCCTCGTTGGTTCTATCAACGTAGGTGAGGTATAATACTTAGTAAGTATTTAAACTTCTTAAGTGGAGGTCTTTCGGGGCCTCCACTTTTTTTGTATAAATACATGTATGACACAACTAACAGATAACTTTAATATGCTCTCCCCTACAGGGTTTAGAGTAACAATTGAATCACCTAAATTTTCGAATTTAGAATACTTCATTAGCGCTGTCAGTCTTCCAACAGTTTCTTTATCAGAAGTGGCAACTGATTTTAGGAATTACCAGGGGTTTGCTCCAGGTGATCAGGTTGTATATGATCCTCTTGATATGACATTTGTGCTTGACGAAGATATGAAAAACTATAACGAAGTATTCGATTGGATTCAATCAAATGCTGAGGAAAATGTTCCGACAAAATACGATCTTATATTGTCAATCTTAACAAGCCATAACAATTTAAATAAACAAATTAGGTTTATTGGCGCAATGCCAACCTCTTTAGGAGGAGTTGAGTTCAGTACTCAAGTTGATACAATTGAATACTTACAAAGTACAGTAACTATCAGATATGATCGCTTTGAAATAATTCGATAAAATTTAAACTATAAATAATTCTATACTATGATACTTGATGATATACTAAAAATGTGGGGTGAAGACGTTAAGATTGATGATCTTAACCTTGATTCAGAAACGGTAAAGTCTGCTAAATTGCATTCTAAATACCTTGAACTTTTTTCTTTAGCAAAGCTTCAATTAAAGAGAAATGAAATGGAGCTAGATAAAGTTCGTAAAGAGAAGTGGCTTTACTATAATGGTAAAATGTCAAAGGAGCAAATTGATGAACGATCTTGGAAGTATGATCCATTTGATGGTATGACTAAACCACTGAAGTCAGATATGGACATGTACTATAAGACTGACGAAGATATAGTTCGAATAACGAGTAAGATCGAATACCAAAAAGCAGTAGTAGAAACTCTTGAAGAAATCATGAACAATATTCGGTGGAGACATGGTCACATAAAGAATATCTTAGATTTCAAGAAGTTTACTTCTGGTGTATAATGATTAATATTAGGAAAAAAGACGAAGCCCACTTAGTTATAGAGTCTGAAGATTCTGGACTACTAAGAGAGCTGAGTGAATACTTTACGTTCTTCGTTGAGGGATATAAGTTCATGCCTGCATATCGTAATAAAATGTGGGATGGAAAGCTTAGACTATTTGATATGCGTTCGCAACAAATTCCGTTTGGGCTTTTAGGCAGAGTAGATGAGTTTGCTCGAGCACGTAAGTATAAAACTATAGTAGATCCTAAAATAAAACCAACATTAAGTGCTACTGACGAAGAGTTAGATGAGTTTATTGAATCTCTACCATTATCGTTAAATGGTGAAAAGATAGAAGCGCGTGACTATCAGGTTGACGCATTTAAAAAGGCTACGAAATCACAGAGAGCTATTCTATTATCACCGACTGGATCTGGTAAATCTCTTATTATATACATGCTATCACGATATTTCTTAAGCAAAGATATGGATAAGAAGGTGCTAATCGTAGTTCCTACTACATCTTTAGTTGAACAAATGACGAAAGATTTTGCAGATTACTCTGAATCTGATGATGAATTTGATGTAGACGAAGATGTACATAAGATATATTCAGGAAAAGAAAAGCACAACATCGAATCAAGCATTGTGATCACCACATGGCAGAGTGCAATTAAACTACCTCTTGATTGGTTCAGATCTTATGGAATGATTGTAGGTGACGAAGCACACACGTTTAAAGCGAAGAGTTTA